TCTGGTCAGGCTGTCCGGTCTATCCACGGGGAATCAGTGGGCATTAAACCCCAGGACGCGGGAAACTTGACAGGGCCAAAGGCTGCGTCATACATTGCCGATCATGAAAGTTTATCTCTGAAGAAATAAATGCGGATACCCACAGAACACGCAGCACGCGAATCGTTCTATCTCGACATAATCGAGAAGTGCGAAGTATCCAAAGCAGAGCGTAAAGGTGACTACTCCAGTCTACGGGCGTGGTATTTGTTTGGGGCGGGGCCAGAAGAAAGCCCCGCAATCTACAACAAGATTTACCCGCACTTGGATCAGCTTACTTCTTTCCTCTATAGCGCAGAAACTACACGCTTCAGTATTAACATTGGCGCATCTGTGCCAACCCAAGAATACAAGAAGATTGGAATTCTTACTCAAGCATTGAATGATGAGTGGATAAATTCCAATGCTGACCAAGTATTTAGTAATGCTATGACCTGGTCATTAACTTACAGTTCAACATTCATTAAGCTCATCTATAACAATGGTATTCACCCCTATATGGTGGAACCTGCGGCAATAGGCGTGTTGCGTGAAGATACTCAATATTTGGATCGTCAAGAAGCTATTACTCAGACCTACTACATTACACGATCTGAGTTAATGGCTCGTTTGTATTCGCATCCAAAGCGCACACAAATCCTAGACCGAATTACCGCAAGCTATAACCCTCTGCCAACAGAAGTGCCAGAGGGTGTAGACCGGATTGTTATGTCGCAAACCAATCCAACCATATATGGCTCCGTCAATCTTGACCTCTACGGTTACAACCGCTACAAAGCGCGAGTAGCAGAAGATACCGTTGAGATGCGGGAGCTATGGATTTGGAATGATGAAACATCGGATTATCAAGTGGTCACCATTGCAACACCGGATGTTGTGATCTATGACCGTCCAGGTGAGTCAGTATTTCTCAAAGGCGAAATACCGTTTGTGCAGATTTGCCCAAGTCCTCAATACGATTATTTCTGGGGGCAGTCAGAAGTTCAACGCTTGATTTATCTGCAACAAATGCGGAATCGGCGTATGACAGAAATTCTTGATCTGCTCTCAAAACAGGTTGCTCCACCTACTGCGCTGATGGGCTTTAGTGGCATTTTGGATGAGAAGAACTTTGCCCTGAATCGCGCTGGTGGCCTTCTATCCACTGACATGCCTAATGCCAAAGTCGAAAAACTGGCACCTAATATACCTCAAGACCTTTACGGTTCTCTCAGAGAAATTGACCAGATGTTTGAGGAGGCAAGCGGCATTGTCAGTGTCTTACAAGGGCTCGGGGAATCAGGAGTTCGATCTGCTGGACACGCTAGCCAGCTTGCTCGACTCGGTTCCAGCCGCGCAAAGAAACGCGCTTTGATTATTGAAGATTCACTTGAAAAAGTTGCTACCCTGTATCTAAAATTAATGCAGGTATACGACAACACGCATTACACCACGGAAGAAGGCGTTAAATTTATTGCTGAGCAATTTACCGAAGATTACGTAGTTAAGGTAGATGCTCATTCTAATAGCCCAATCTTCACAGAAGATTTGCGTGAGTTGGCTTTTAGTCTGTTTAAAGCTCAGGCAATCGACAAGGAATCTTTGATTGACTTGCTAGAGCCGCCAATGAAGCAGGAATTAAAAGACCGGTTGAAACGAACAGAACAACGGATGGAAGCTAAAGAAGCGCAACAATCACAGCAATCACAACCACCGAAAGGTGGCGGCAAACCCGATCTTAAAGCAGTCGGAGGCGAATAATGGATGCAAAAAACATACAGCCCAGAGCAGATCAACCCCGCGTAACAACAGGCGATATATCTAAAGATCAACCTAGCTTGCAATACCGAGTTCAAGGTATGAAAAGTCTCGACAGAGCGCAGACTAGACCTGATAAAAGGTTATCCAGGGGATATTAACTAGGAGATGAACATGCACTCATACGGAAAACGCAGCCGTAAGACCCGTCGTTGAAAAAATCCTGAGAAGGGTATGGGTGTGGCTTCCTTCCCATTAAAAGGTCGCTGCCTTCGTAACTGGAGATGAAAATGCGTAAAACTCGTAAAACTCGCAAAGTTTGCAAATAGTCCGTAAGGATTAATCCCGCAAGGGGCGGGGGATACTAAATATACTGCCCCTTTTGAATTATTTGACAAGTTAGTAATTGTTTACTAACAATGCCGAAAAATGAGGATATTATGAGCGTACCGTCAAGCAAGTTAATGGAAATGATTAAAGGCCAACGCGGTGCGCCTTCTGCGGCTATTCCTCCGTCTGAGCCAGAAGATTTTGCACAGTCAAATACAGAAACTCCCCCCATGTCTGCGCCTATGTCCACGCCGGAACCCAAGATGGGTAGCCGCGAGGGTGCGATGATTAACATCAGCATGGCAATGGATTTAATTGAGCAGGCGCTTCCTGCCCTGGGCAGCGAATCCCCTGAAGGCGCAAAGGCTCTAGCAGTCTTGCGTCAAATGTCTGGAATTATTGGCGGCAAAAAAGAAAAAACCAAAGAATTGCAAAGCGCAGAAATTATGCAAATGCTTCAAAATTTGCCGCAGGCCGGTGGTGCAACGCCTGAAGGTAAAGCAATGGCAGCAGCACCCGCTATTCCTGGGATGGAAATTGCCGGAGGCGGTATGCCTATGCCTCCTGGCGGTATGCCTCCTGGTGGCGAATTTCAACCTCAATAAATTAAGGAGTTCGATATGGACTTGTTCAAACCTCGTGGCGCGTCGCAACCTCGTCGGCCTACGGATAACAACCAAGACAATGGTCAGATTATTAATACCCCGCGTTTCTCGCAATTTGGTGGGCTGTCAGCGCCTAACAAATACAGCAAGAACAAGATGACCCTGGAGAAAACTCCGAGTGGTCAAACGGGCCGTAAAGTTATCTAATAGATAAGGGGATAGATGATGAGCCTAGAAGATTTGAGTTTGGAAGCGCGTGATGAGTTAGCTCTGCTAGCCCGTCAGCTTGCGGAAAACCCTGCTACTCGTAAAGACTTTCTTCGCCTTACCAAAAAGAACCGGCCTGATATGCCGATTCCAGAGCTGGAGATTGAGGACGTTTCTACCAAGCATTATGAACGGGCAGAAGCGCGAGTTCAGCAATTAGAAGCAAAGTTGCGCGAACGTGATGCGATTGAAGAACTTGGCAAACGCCGTAACCGGCTGATGACTAAAGGTTTGATCCAGAACGAATCCGACATTGAAGAAGTGGAAAAAGTCATGCTTGAGAAAGGTATTACCAATCATGAGGCTGCTGCGGAATACTGGCAATGGATGAAACAATCCGCTGCCCCGACTCCAACGGGCTACAGTGGCAATACCATGAACAAGTTTGATTTGAGCAAGTATTGGAAAAATCCCGTTACGGCAGCAAGGGATGAAGCATCAAAGGCGCTTACTGAGTTGCGTAAAAACCCGCGACCCATTGGGCTGTAATAAATCAGGGGATATTTAAAACGGAGATAAACCATGCCTATCGGCGGCGGTATTCTTCCAGCATCGGGTAGCACACAATATACCGAGTTGACGTATGTCACACGGCGTGCGTTTATCCCGAAACTGGTTGTCCAGCTTTACAACAGCACACCTCTTATGGCGGCACTGATTGCTAACAGTCAGTCAGCTTCAGGCGGTGTATCCCAGGTCACGGTTCCGGTTCAAGGTTCCCAGTTTGCAAACGCTCAGTGGTCTGACTACTCTGGTTCATTCAACCAGCCTTCAGTCCAGCAAGGCGCTTTCAACGCGGAATTTAATCTGAAACTGATGATTGCTCCGGTTCCTTTCCTCGGAATGGAAGGTGCGGTTCAGCAAGATCACGCGGTTATTCCGCTGATTGAAGCGCGTATGAATGACGCTACAAACGTCATGATGGACGCGATGGCTACTGCCCTGTATAACAACACCACTAACAACCAACAGTTTATTGGCCTTCCGGCCTCGATTTCGTCTAGTAATCCGGCAGCGGGTAACTATGGCAATATCGACCGTTCGACCTATGCCTGGTGGCAATCAAAGCAATACGCTGCTGGTTCGGTTAATCCGACCCGTCAGAACGTGTTGCAATACATCAGCGGCACCGTAAAGAACGGCGCTGAAGTTCCGTCGTTTGGCGTGTGCGGCTTTGGCACATGGACGCTGCTGGCGCAAGATTATGTCGGTCAAGAGCAATACGTCATTACCCCTGGTTCGGGTTTTGATAGTGATGCAAATGGCCCACAAGCTGCGTTCCGCGCACTGATGGTTGCTGGTGTACCCATTTACCCTGACCCGTATTGCCCAGAAGGTACTCTGTATCTTTTGAATACGAACTACCTGTCGCTATATATTCACGACCAAGGTTCGTTTGTGTTCACGGGCTTTGAATCCACTCTCCCGAATTGGCAGATTGGTTACGTTGGCGCTGTTTTGATGATTGCCGAATTGGTAAACACCAAACCTAAGTCAATGACCAAGGTCACGGGCTATAACTCACTGTCACTCTAAAGGAGAATAGTCATGGCTCTCGGTCAAGCAAAAATTCTAGTTGCTGGTGCGGTTACTAATACCGCTGGCGCTTACTTTCAAACCACTACCGTTGCCGCTGTTACGACTGGCAATGGAACGGTTGTAACCGCTGGCACTTATCAGATGAACGCTCAAGCCAATATCACCATCGTGATGTATGATGGCGCTTCTTGGGGAACTCTGATTGGTAACAACACTGGTGGCACTTTCAGTTCTGATGGTACAAACGTGGGCGCGAAAGCAGTCAACGCAAATACCACCGCCACATTGATTACAATCAATGGCGGTCAGAATGTTTCTGGCACATATAACTCTTAAGGGGGTTTCATGTCTAGCGCCGATTCAGTAGGTCAAAGATTACCCGATAGTTTTGGCACTTTTGCCATTGCTTCGGTCACTGGCGCTTCGCTTGCAACCTCGGGTAATGCGGTCATTGCCATTCCGATTCTATCGGGTGGCTTGACTGCTGGTAACGCAGCAAGCACTTCAGGGCAAGTTATTATTCGTCGTATTACTGTTCAAAACGCAAATTCAGACGTATCTACTGGCAATATCGCGGTTACGATCTCTAGCACTGGTAGTGTTGCTGCTGCCAATGCTGTTGTTGCGAACGTAGTTTTGTCCAATCTTACTACCGGTCAACGGTGGCAGGATTTGACGATTGCCGGTGGTTTTGCGGCAAATACGACTATTAATGGCTTTACCAACCAGTGCTTGTTCGTAAACGTCAACACCGCTGTTGCTAGCGGCACCGTTGATATCCGTGTGTATGGCGATACAGTGAGCTTCTAATGACAAACTTATATGTGACAAATACTTGGGATAAAGATTTTATTACTGAGTATGGCTGTGAAGAATTGAAATTTCCTATAGGTAAAACTGTAGAAATTTCCGAAGTAGCGGCTCGTCACATATTTGGTTGTCATGATTCAGACAAAGAAAAGTATATGGCGGCTCATGGGTGGATTAGAACTACCAATGATATTCCAGATGGAATGAAGATTTTGGAAAAGTTCATAATCACTCATGAACCACCGCAAAGAAACCACGCTCTATCCCCCGTGGTTGAGCAAGTACCCTTCCCTCCGAAACGAGGGGGGGGGAAAGTTTTGTCCATGTCGGCATAACATGGGAATCAAATGTCTCAAAATCTTAATGGCTACATTACTGAATGTCGCAGATTGTTGCATGATGCCAATGCAAACTTCTGGACTGACGACGAACTAACAGACTACATCAATCAGGCAAGGCAACGTCTTGTCCGTGATTCCGGCTGTCTGCGCTCATACCAGACAACCATCGCTTACACTAATCAAGAAGTCTATCAATTTACCGCCTTTCCTCAAGGCGCGAATACGATGGACATTATTAATATCAACATAATATGGGGAAACACCCGTATCCCGTTACGTTATTTGCCCTGGACGCAGTTCAATGCTGAGCTTAGGTTCTGGCAAAACTATGTTGGACGCCCCATTGCTTTTAGCATGTATGGGCCTACCAGTTTTTATCTTGCCCCAGTTCCCGATCAAGATTATTCAATGGAACTGGATACGGTTATTCTGCCAACCGATTTAACATTGGCGGCACCAAATACAGCAGATGAGATACCTGAGCCGTGGACTACGCCGGTTGCTTTTTATGCTTGCTACAAAGCCAAGTTCAAAGAGCAATCGTATGGTGAAGCAGAGATATTTAAACAAGAATACGTAAGACAAGCTCAGTCAGTTCTGGCTACTACCTATACCAGAAGGATGCCTAACCCTTACAGTACTCCTTACTAATATGGCTGCGGCAGAGCAAAAAAAATCCTATCATGTAATTAAACAATTCAGGGGCGTCAACACTAAGGCGAACAGAACCGCTATTGGTGAGGACGAGTTTTCTTGGATTGAAAACGCGCAGCCTATTGGTTTTGCCAATATCAAAGTAGTTAATAGCCGTAGTGCCGTTAAAGATTCCGGCAATGCTGCGGTTACATTTGGCAATACCGTTAACCATCTAGTATCTGTAAACATAACTGGTAAAGATTACATCCTAGCGTTTGAAGATGATGGACGCGCAGAATACTTTGACCTGACTAACTCCCTGAAAGGTAACGTAGCCGTTGCTGGCACGTTTTCTTCATCTGGGGTGCAGGTTGGTCAGTGGAAAGATGAACGCGCACTAATATTAGACCCATCCAAAGGGTATTACACCTGGAATGGCACGAATCTAGTGTCCGTTGGGGCTATAGGTGACATTGCGGTCACTGATGGCGGCACACTTTACACGACAGTTCCTACCGTTACAATTAGCGCCCCTAACGATGCCAACGGTGTCCAGGCTCTTGCTAATGCTTCTATTTCAGGAAATGCGGTTACTA